GCACGGGGGTGGGCGCGGCACCAGCGGTCGAGCATGACACAGCTACGTTCAATGAGATCCAGTGATGCCTTGTCTTTGAAGGAGCGTTTCACCTGGAATGCCCCCAGGTACGGCACGTTCCACTCACCAATGTCCAGTTCATACTTACTCCACACTATGCCATAGGGCTTGAGGTGGTCGATCTGCCTGCCGAAGTCCACGTCGATGCCGTCCACCATCAGGGCCAGTTGCTTGGCTGCGCCCCGGCCCATGACTATGGATTGGTCGGTGCGCTTGTGGGCGTTAGTGGTTACGAGCAGGGCATCGCACCGCTCCCAGTTGGCGTTGAACATCTCCCCCGTGATGGGGAATAGACCATTCGTTGGACGCACTCCATAGGCGGCAACCTGTGCGAGGTGGGCCTTTTGGTCCTTGTCTAGATTGTTCCAGTTCATACGCGGCCACCCTTGAGTAACTTCTTGAGATTGTCGGCAGCAACTATCCCTGCCTGTATCTCCTCGCGTACCCCGACCAGACCGTCACTGGCATCCTGGATACGGGCATGCAACTTACGGGCGATACCGCTCTCGATTGAGATGTAGTTGGCGGCTTCGTCGAGGCAGGCGATTGCTTCACGGATACGTTGTAGTGTTTCTTCCAAGTCCATAACTGTTCTCCTTGATTGGCAGTGGCCGACCAGCCGGGGGTAAACCCCCGTACCCCCAGCGGGTAGGCCGGTCGGCCAGTGGTTGGTTGGTTACTAACTGGCGTTGACCATCCGTATATTGACACTGTCACTGGTGCTGGTCTTGACTACTTGAGTGAGGGTCAACTTCCCGGTCTCCTCGTCCACGACCTGCACTTCATAGTCCAGTATGTCGTCGATCTTGGCCGGTTGTATCCCATGGGCCAGCATGGACATCTTGAGCGCAGATAGGTTCACTGTCGTCCGGGTCGCCCCTCCCAGTACTGCCTTCCATACCTTGCCCTCTGGCAACCTGGAGTCAGTGACCAGGATTTGTACCCCATCCTCCATGCGTGCCATGTGACTATAGATGACAGGGTTGATCTTGGCGATCAGGGCCAGCGCCACCTTCTCCTGGGCCTTGTACCCCTGGCGTTCCCGTATCATACTCTCCATCTCGCGGCTGGTGGCCAGTGCGACCTTGGGTTGGGCCAGCACCTCCAGTGGACGGACCGGCTCTGGTGTGACGAATGCTTTCTTGGTCATGATTGGTTCTCCTTTGTTATCAACTACTTAGACTAGTCTACCACGGGGGCTTCGGCGATGGCTTGCATCAGGGCCAGCATCTCGGCGGCGTGGCGTTTACGTTCCGCATCCATCCCGGCCTGAATGGCAATCTCCATCATGGTGTGCATGGTGGCCAGCACGTCGGTCTTGGTCCTGGCGTCCACCATGCGTTGCATGACATCCAGCAGGTACAGTTCCAACCCCATGGTTACCTCTACGTACGGTACGCGGTTGGCCCGGTTGATGGACGCCTGTTTAATGTCGCCCATCGTGATTACGATCTTATCTTGCATTCCAGTCATATTCTCTTACCTTCCATAGACTATCCAGATCCTTACCTATCGTGTAGTACACCCGGCACGTAGCATCAGCATCTCTACAGGCGTACCACTTGGCAATGGTTGGCTCTACATGGCGTAGGCCCCGTTGCGGCATGTCACTGCCCACGTGATCGAGGAGCCACTCCCGCCAGTACCATTGCTTCTTCTTTGTCTCAATCGCCGCTGGTGTCGCGGCAGTGGGTAACTCCTCGCGATGCTCTCTCCAGCGTTTCCATGGGTCGTACTTGGGGTTAGTGTGCATTGACCGCAGTATCCCATCCAGCACTGCCACCATGGGGTTCTCCTTTCTACTTGGTTTCAAATACTTACCTGTCTTCTCACTCACCCGGTTAGTGACTAACGGCGGGAGATGATCCACCACCTCTACGATCCACTCCTTGACCTTGCGCTTACTGGCTTGGTTGGTTACCTCCAGGTAGGATTGCATTGACATCCCACAGTGGCGACGGGCCAGTGGCTTCAAGCCCTGTGACATCGCACGCCGGTAGGCGATCTGCATCGTATCAGTTACCTTGGCCCAGTCGACATGGATGCCCAGTGCCCGGAACGCTGCCACTTCCACTATCGCGTTCTGCATCACTATCGACTGGCACTCATTGAGCACCCGTTGCAGGTACCTCCTCTTCTCCTTGATATGATCACCGCTGTCCCCGTGCTCCTTGACCATGATTCCAACTCCCGGCAACTGGGTGTACTGCCAGGAGTACAACTCCCCGTACTCGCTCTCACTGTCAATGAACACCGGCTTCCTGGGCCAGAGCCGCCCGACCCCCTGCTCCAGGTAGATGTACTCCTCGTCACCGGCCCACTCATCGACCGGCTCACTGTACGTCCCGGCAAGCCAGCGTCCCACATTGGCAAACCCCTCCTCGATGGCGTCAATGCGATTACTCACATGCAGGCCCAGCGCCGGGTGGTACGTGGGCATGATGTCATACGGGCCACGGCCTAGTATCGTCCCCCGGTAGTGTCTCCCATGATCTGACTCTAGATCTACCGGGTTGCCATCGACTATACTGGAAGCGGTGCCGCCCATGAGGACAACCAGCTTAGGGTTTAGCCGGTCGAGTTCCCGTACCAGGAAGTGCTGGGCACAGGCGTTAATCTCACTCACGTTTGGGGTCCGGTTACTGGGTGGGCGGCACTTGCAGACATTAGTGATATACACTTCAGACCGTTCCAGCTTGGCCAGTGGGAGATAGTGGTTGTCGAGTTCCTGCCCAGCGTTGCCCTGGAACGGCTCGTCCCGCTCCTGCCCACCGGGGGCCTCGCCAACGAATACCACTTCCGCATCCGCTGGTCCTGCCGGTGGTACGACGTGACTGAACTGGCTGGGGTCGAGACGGGCAATGCACTGACTGCACCGCGCCCCGACGCCCCTGGTTAGGTACGGCCAGAAGTCTACAGCCATACGTCACCGTGCACCGTGTACGTTGATGGCCTTGTGTACTTCCCATAGGAGGGGCATTAGATACGTCACCAGGGCACTGATCCACAGCATATGGATAACGATGTCGGCGAGGCCCCGCACCCAGGCGTACCACATGTTTCTATCGTTCATGGTTCTCGATTCTCCTTTCGGTGGCGCGGATCGCCTTGTCCAGCAGCCGGATGACATCAGCCAGTACCACCACCTCACCTCCGGTCTCCAGGCGGCGGTGCCAATCGTGGAGATTCCCTTTCATCCCCAGTTCCCGGCAGATGTACTGGCATAGGGCGTACAGTTCGTTGGGGTCATCCAGTGCCCATTCGAGTGCACCAGTGAGACTGTACCGGGTGGCCTCGCCGACGTTGCATGGCATGCCGTTACGACTCAAGCTCATGGTGCTGCGGGACCACTTGCCGGGTTTGCTTAGCAGCCGTCGTGCGGTACACAGCGCCTCCATCCACCTGCCATGTGCGGTGGCCAGTTGTTTCATTGATACTTGCATGGTTCGTTCTCCTTGTTAGTTACTAACCTATCTCTCGCGTAACCACTTGTGGATGGTGCGTGCCCTCCACTTCTGCTTAGCGGGTAACACTGCCTCCCAGGATTCCACGCTGGCGGTGACCATCTCGTATGGCGTGTCGAACCCATGTTCTGTGTAACTTGCCAAGCTACCCAGCCCGTCGATCTGCGCGGCCATCCGCCAGCACTTACCCGGGGTCAGGAACCGGGGGCCACCGCTGGGCGTGGACTTCTCCACCTTGGCACCCACCACCCCGTCTACTCCCAGTGCGTCGTGCTCCTTCCACGACTTCCACTCCAGGCGGCAGGCTTGCGATACCAGTGCCGCGCTCTCATCCTTGGACATGGACCTCCAGATTTGGAAGCCTGCGATGTACTGCAGTTCCCAGAGGAAGCCAGATAGTTCGGCAAACGTCGGCGGTCTTGCCGTCCCGGTCAGGGGCACTTGGTACCGCCCTTCCGGGTATCCCTTCCAAGGCTTACCTCGTACCACTGCCAGCCCCCGTGGGCCAAGTCCCCAGTCCCCCTCGATGAGGAGTATGTTACGGTCGCCAAACTCCAGCATGTTGACGACCTGTTCGAGTAGACGGCCATCTCGTTTGCTAGTGAGGAAGTCGGCGAAGGTCTTGTATTCGCATAGCGTCTTGACCGTTGATCCATCGCGGAGACGGGACCGCCACATGAAGTCCCCGGCGGGTAGCATGGGTACCTGTATGACATTGCATGTGTTCTCCAGTAGCGGGACGAGAGTTTTACTACCCTCGCGCATGTCAACCCTGATCGTCGGCAGGTCGAGCGTCATGCCCATAGGTTCCCTCCA